AATCACAATTTTGCGTGTGCAGGTTTACCGCCTGTTAATCTTGCGATTGGCACGTCGAATCATGATGACGAGATGACAGTTAGTTCTGATATTCCTCAGACTATAGGATGTACAGTACCCAATGACTATGATATGGATGGTAAGTCCCTGTCACATTTGCCCGAGTCGTTTGCGATTCCTAGGAACAATGATCAGCACAATACGCTATTTATTAGTGAAGACGAAGCTTATAGGTGTGGTGTAGAGGCTGGTTGGGTTGACGCTATTTCTGTTGCCCCTGAAGGAGGTATACTAGAATGGGTGCATCAAAAGACGTGGGAATTTCTTTGTAGTAAAGCAAGTGGCGACATGGCAATAGCTGTTGCTGCCGCTGTCGGCACGTGTGCCCTTTGGTCAGCTTTTATTGCTGTTAAGAATTTTGTTGTTAGCGCATTCACTTACGCTCCAGAATTCTTTTCTGAGTCAGCTGAGCCAGTGGTGATCACTCCACTTGCTGGTGATGTTAAGGTTCTGAGAAAGATACCTATCACACCTCCTGAGAAGACACAAGCAGCTACAACCACGACACCGGATGCCTTACGCACGTTGATGAAGAAACATTTGCTTAAGGTCAAACTTGTGCAAAATTCGTCTGTGCTTGGCAAGGTCATCAAACGCGGTAGCGCCATACCATTGAGTGGTGCGTATATATTGGTCCCAGATCATCTATTATTTGATGGTGCTTTTACGTGTAACGTTATGAGTGCCACTGATACCCACTGGCACACTAGTGCGGTCCATAAGAAGACCCATTGTGTTTCTGTGGGGAAATTGTACAAGGATCTGACCATTATGTTTGTCCCTTCATTAGGTTCTCGTGCCAGCTTTCTTCCGTACTTCCCTACGAGAGCGTCCAAGCAAGTTACATATCAAAATGGAACTATGGTCGCTTGGAGATGTGAACAAGCCACAGATGAGTATACCATAATAGAGAACTTGGTTAATGAATTCTCAATGAGGAAACACATTAAGGTTGAAGGTGGAGCCGTTAAGACGGATTTTACTGGACACACATATGTTACTGGTGTACGCACTGTTCAAGGAGATTGCGCGTCACCAATCATAGATAACCAACATGCTGTGATTATTGGTCTGCACTTGGGTGGTGAGGTCAATCAACATCTCAATAAGGGAGCTTGCGGTAGTCCTTACTATGAGGACCTGATGGAGGCCATACAAAAGATGGCTACTAAGGATCCTTCATCCGACATCGCAAGTCAGGGAGCATACCAGTTTACACGTTTCGGGAAAACGGATGAAATGCTTACAGAGATTCCTGAGAATCACTGTTTGAATAAACTGGACCCTACGGGTGAATATACCATGAATGTGCTGGGACACCATAAAGCTGGAAGGGCCAAATTTAGGTCCTCCATCGAACGTTATCCCAATGCTCATCTTGTCGAAGAACATTTCAATCTCCTTAGTGTACACTTTACTCCAAGTGAAGCTCGAGCTGGTAATAAAGCCGTGGCGGCTAAAGAATGGGAAAAAGACTTGCGCAAGATATCAAATTGCGATTGTCACTTCGAACCATTGACTTGGGCGGCTGCTAGGAAAGACTATTTGGAGCAAGTTCGAGGTGTGTGTGAATTACCATCAAATGCTGAATATATCGCTCAAATGGGAAAGATCAACAACGAAGATAACCTTAATGGTGTGGATAGTGTAAATTATATGTATTCTATAGATTTTTCCACATCGGCAGGTTGGCCGTTGAATCGTCCCAAGAAAGAGATGTTAGATCCAAGTGCCCCCACTGAGAAACGAGAGTTCCAGCGAGTAGTGTGGGATGAAGTAGATCATATTGAGAGCCTACTCAAGGATGGCAAAAGATGTTACGCACCGTTTCGTGCCTGTCTTAAAGATGAGGCATTGAAAGTCACAAAACCCAAACTACGTGTATTTAGTGGTAGCAATGTCGCTTTTACGCTACTTACTAGGCGCTATTTCCTTACTATGATTAGATTTATTTGTCAGAATTGGTTGGGATTTGAGTGTGCTGTCGGTATTAACTCGTTTGGGGCAGATTGGGACCAACTCGCCAAATTTATTTTGGAAAAAGCCACCGAAGGAGACGGTGAACGTGTTTTGGCTGGTGACTATAGTTCTTTTGATAAGAAGATGCCGGTCGAAGCTACTCTTGCTGCCTTCGACGTGTTACTCTTTTTGGCGAGATTTAGTGGTAAGTACGATGAAGAAGATATCAGGGTAATGAAAGGTATTATGACTGAAATATGCTATCCTCTATATGAGTATGACAGCATGTTTATTCAGATCTTTGGTACGAATCCCTCTGGACATCCACTCACTGTTATCATCAATAGCATTGTCAATAGTCTGTACCAACGTTATGCTTTTAAAGCATTTTATGCTAATTATAGGTTCAAAGACCATGTTAGTTTGGCAACGTTTGGCGATGACAATGTTGGTGGTGTGGGTAGTAAGGTTCCCTTGTATAACATGAGCAACATTACCGCGGTACTGGCTGCAAGTGGTATCACGTACACGCTGTCTGATGCCGAAAAGGGCTCTGGCGTTGATCTTACATACCAGACGTTGGATGAAGTTTCGTTCCTTAAGCGTGACTTTCGTTATGACGAAGAGTTGAATCGCTGGGTTGGTCCTCTATCACGTGCATCCATATTGAAGAGCATGACCTTCTACCATGACAAGAAATCTACGTTGGTGGGATATGTTGCGGAACAGTTTGCATTAGCCATTGTGGGTAGTCTACGAGAGTGGGCCTTGTATGGACGACGAGAGTTTGACGAGAGACGCGAGCAATCACGCAGATTACTCATTGCTACCAAGAATGATAAGTACATCAATCTTTGGAAGTATGATGAATATGTGGAAGCATTTGATCGTTATCCCCCTCGGATCTTGGGGGGTAACTGGATTGCTTGGTTGGAAGACACCGAGAAAGAACCATTTAAGCCTCCACTCACACTCCAATTGGAAGGTGTTGAGACGGGGAGTGACGGAAATGATTTACGGCCTGGAGATATCGTAGTCTCCAAGAATGAATGTTTCGCCATGGTGATACGACCACAGACCAGAGAAGGGGTAGGGTGCCCTGCTTTGGTTCGATACTTGAAACGTCCTACGAAAACTACAAGAATAATGCCTTTCACTGGCGAGAGTGAACATAGTGTGGACAGCACTGATAGCAGTCCAGTTTTCCAATGTCAGAGTTTGGTTACATTCTCTGACCTAGCCAACGTCACGGATACGCGCACGGAAGCAGTTGATCAGGTGTCTGGTGTGCTTGCTACACCAGAATTTGACTTGAATGATTTTCTACGTCGACCTATTAAGATTGCAGAATTAGTCATTCCTGCCACGAATACGCCTGCTGCAACCTCCATAGAACCGTGGTGGTACTTTTTGAGGAATAAGCGCATTAGCAATAGGATTAATAACTACGCGTATTTTCGCGGTAACTTGCACTTAAAGTTTGTTATTAATGGGACTCCATTTCACTTTGGTCGTGTTTTGGTGTCTTATGAACCGTTGTCTAGTTCACGCACTTTCAATATTGCTTCTATTGTACCAGACGCCGGTGATTACATGCGATTGTCTCAGATGCAGCATTTATATTTGAATCCTACCACGTGCCAGGGTGGCGAAATGATCCTACCCTACATATGGCCTCAGGATGCAACTCCGATAAATGCCGCGGATGTTGGTGCATTAGGAACTCTTTATATTGGAACCATAGCTGAGATCGCAGCGTTATCCATTTCCGCCTCTCCGGTGTATATCGCCGTGTATGCATGGATGGAAAATGCTGAGTTTATCACTCCTACCATGGAGAATACTGATATGCTAACTCCGCAAGGTGATGAGTACTCAACTAGCGTCGTTTCTGACACAGCTACCAGTATCAGTAGAGCTGCGGGTGCACTTGACAAAGTACCTATTATAGGGAAATATGCTCTTGCTACTCAGATGGCGGCTAGTGCAGTGGCTACAGTGGCTCGTGCTGCTGGTTTTAGCAAACCGTGTATTCTTGAACAACCTACGGTTGTGAGACCTGTGGGTGCTGGTAACACGTGTAACTATAATGGTCCCGATCCTTCTGTAAGATTAACCATGGATGCTAAGCAAGAGTTAACTGTTGATCCAACCACCGTTGGCTTGCCTGCCGGTGATGATATGGACATAAGTAGACTTTGTGCTCGTGAATCATATTTCCGCACTTTTGAGTGGTCAGTCAATGATCCGACAGACAGATCGAAATACACGTTGGCAGTGACGCCTAAACTGTTCAGTAAATATACTAGTACTGACTACGGTATGCGAATTGATACAGTTCCTATGGCATGGATCGCGCCTAACTTTAAGTTTTGGCGTGGTACCATTAAGTTCCGGTTTCAAGTGGTTAAATCTATGTACCATAGTGGAAGATTGCGTATAGTTTTTGATCCGTTGGGGTACTCAGTGGATCTCACAACAGAGAGGAAAGATAATCTTGTACACTCTTGGATTATTGATTTGTCAGAGAACGATGATATGGTTGTTGAATGTGGGTGGACACAACCTACTACTTACCTTAGAGTCAATCGTAATCCAGCAATTCCTTTTGACACGCAGGATAATCCATCTGATTACTCTAATCTTCTTTTGTCGAATGGTGTAGCCAATGGAATTCTTTCAGTTTCTGTTGTGACACCGTTGATGGTTCCAGACTCAACGTTGTCCAACACTTCTGTAAAGGTACTAATCTCAGCGTCGTCTGATGATATGGAGTTTGCGGTGCCTGTTCCTGACGCACTCAATTATTGTACATATCTTCCACGTAGAGAAGTGGCACTTTTGAATGCCGAGCCAGAAGAACCCGAGGAGTTCGAGTCTCAAGGATCTGTGGAATTGGCTAGTGATGCACTTGTTCAACCTAGTGCTGGCCCTCCACATGTTTCGTTGTACGATACCCCCAGTCCGCCTAAGATTAACCAGTTGTATTTTGGTGAGCGTGTGACTAACCTCAGACAAGTAATTAAGAGGTATGTCAAACATGGGGCGTACATCCTTGACCCGGCTATCATATCAACGGTGGTTTCATATCGACTTGAACAACCTAACTTCCCAATGCAACAAGGATACTATGCAGGTTTTCCTTTTGTGGATAACAGTTCCGGTAGAGTGAATTATGCTAAATTAGGTCCTATTACATATTTTGCTCCAGGTTTTGCAGGATGGAGGGGGTCGGTACGCTGGAAATTCCTTAAAGACGCCTATAGGTTAAATCTTTCTTTCCCTTCTGTCCTCTCAGTAACAAACTCAGATTCTTTAGTGTTTGATACTTTGACGACTGCAATTCCTGCATACACTTACCAAAGTGGTCATTCGTACTGGAACTACGCATATGACAACATCGGTTTTGCAGGGATGGCGATTGGGCAAGAGTGCGTCAACTCAACAATGGAAGTAGAAGTTCCCTTCCAGTCTAATTTCAAGATGGCAAGTCCGCGTGATTTGTGTCTAGGATCTTCAACCCCCGGATCGATTTCCCCCGTTGGATTTCGTTTCGCGAACAGGAGCCATGCTTATAGAAGCAAAGAGTACTCCAACAACAAAGGCATCACAGCAACTTTTGTGGCTGGTGGCGAGGATTTTTCCCTTATGGGATTTATCTGTACGCCACCACTCTTCAGACAGAACTATTTGCCAAACACAGGTTGACATCTGCAGTGGGTGTTAACCTTAACGGAACTATGCGTGAGCAGTCTATTAATTAATTTTTTCTTAGTGGGCGTGCCCACAAGTTTTTCGCGTTTAGACTGCATTTTAAGATTCGCATAGCTTAGGCTGTGCTTCCC